TCCTGAGGTGTTGTCCATCTTTTATCACAGTCCGGGCAATGCCAGTTAATCCAATAACAATCCTGACTAGGATCATAATTTCCCGTGTCACCGCGATATTGTTTTGTCACATCAGGATGTGTGCATTCATGCTGTAGTTCATCAAGTTGGATGCTTAACTTAACAAACTTATCAGCGATAGTCTTCCGCTTACGTTGTACCTGCTTAGGAGTCATAATCAACCAATGAAATCATAGTTACGCCTGCATCACGAATCTTTTTGCTACCGTTCAAGAATGGTAGATCAACTACACAAGCATAAAAAATATCTTGCGTAGAAACACCAAATTGTTTTAGTAGCTCAATACTAGCAATAGCAGTGCGTCCGCCTGCATTAACATCATCGATAATACCTACTCTAGTTCCAGCACTAACTTTGATATCACCCTTGACGATTAAGCCGCCCGGATCTTGTTCATAATTCTGATTGACGATAGGGGGCGGAAGTTGGCCAGGCTTACGAAGCATGTGAAACGGCAACATAAGTTCGAGTGCGACAGGTGCTCCCCAAATAAAGCCATCGGCTCCGGGGGCAGCAATACAGTCTACCTTGTTAGAAGCCATAAAATTCTTTAGTTGATCAACAGTCCAACGAAATTTATCAGGATCGGTCAAAACGGTAGTTAGGTCTTTAAAGTTCAGCCCATTTAATGGCCAGTCCGGGACTTGATTAATAGTATGTTCAATCATTATAATCAACTAGTGAAATCATAGTCACGCCTGTTTCACGAATCTTTTTGCTGCCCTCAAGAAACTTCAAATCAATGACACAGGCATAATAGATATTCTTTGGGTCTACCCCAAGACGAACCAGTAATTGAATGATAGCGAGTGCGGTGCCGCCAGTTGCATTAACATCATCGATGATACCAACAACAGTATCATGACCGATATCAGTATCACCCTTAATTTCAAGAGTGCCACTAGCATATTCGTATTCATAGTCCTGACTGATAACCGGGGGCGGAAGCTTGCCGGGCTTACGAATCATATGAAAGGGCAAATTTAGCTCAGCAGCAACTGGTGCACCCCAAATAAACCCTCGTGCGTCCGGAGCAACAATACAGTTTACATCATTGATGAGCATGAACATCTTAAATCGATCTAGTGTCCAGCGAAAGTCGCCGGGCTTAGTCAAGACTTTGCTTAAGTCTTTGAAGTTTACACCTTCAACTGGCCAATTAGGAATTTCAGTAATAGATTCTTTAATCATTCTTTTCTCTCAATAAATTCATATGTACGACAACCAACTGTGCATATGCAACTGCGTGGCTTCGTTTAAAGCTATATCCAGTGTGATCTTTGTCCCACACTGTTTCGTTAATTTCTTTCCAAGATTTGCCGATCAAGTGTCGCTTTGACGGTCTGATTGCAGCAAGAAACATTGCTAATCTAGGAATACTATCAATGGGTTCAGGCATTCTTTGAATAAGATCGAATGAATTGCCCAAGTGAATTAATTGTTCTACGATTGATCTATTTTTAAGCATAGACCAATCTGGATCACCCATAAGATGAATAAGATGTTCTTCGCTTTGCACATCCTCATAAACATGCACGTTGAGCAAATCTAGTTTAAAATAGCCTCGTCTCTCTGCATCTTCATAGTGCAATGAGGACATATCATAAATTGGATCATATGGAATATCAGTTATATACACACCAGAAGGATGTTTTCTGATAGGGTCAACATTACGCATTGATGCAGGGATATGCTTGATGACCGCTAACAGCTTGTCGCGGTCGCCCAAGTCAATATCAATATCTGAATCAATTCTCATTTTTCTTTTTTGCCCAGCAATCTTACAGGGTATTCTATTCTAGGTAATCCGCAATCTGCACAGTGACAGGTAGCAATAGAGTACTGACCCATAGAAATGTCACCCTCTCTATATTCAAAACTTGTCCATCTGTGCCAACCCAAACGGCACTTAAGAGGTTGAATAGGCTTCAACCCCTTTAATGTTCTCCAAGTGTTTTCTTTTTCTACATTCATCGAATGTGAGTCATACCCGCTTGAATAAGCTTCTGATAAGCCTTCTGCACAACAATAGCCTGACGCTCAGCGTCTTCTACTGCCTTGTGGGTTGTAACGTGACCACCATCCTTAAGACTTACGCCTGCAAGATCATAGATAGTACGACAATCACGCACGTTCCAAAACTGCCAAGGATACTTCATGTCAAGATCACGAAATGCGCTTTCAGCAATTACGATATCGAAGCCGCTGCCGTTACTCCAAACCTTATCATGGCGCTGCCAGCAGAACTGATAAAGCTTTTCCATGCATTCACGATAGCTGATACGATCACGGTCACCCATAGCTTCTTCAATAGCTTCGGGACTTTGTTCGCCCCACCAGCGAAGCGTATCATCGCTGATAGTACGATTATAAATATCAGTCTGTTCTTCCATAGTTGGGCGAAGCTCAAGCTTCTCAATTACGCCGACACCTCGAGGATCGAAACGAACAGCACCGATTGTAAGGATAACAGTGGAAACGTCGGTACTGAGTGTTTCCATATCGATCATAATATGATTAGCCATTAGAACTCCAAATGTTGTCTATCTTTTTTACATCTTCCATTATATCACCGTTTATGTAGTTTAGCAAGAGCATAGGGCGCGGTTCGGGTAAATAATTGGGCATACTGCTATGCAACAGCCTGCAATTATACATCAACACACTTCCTTTAGGCATAAACAACTGTTCATGGAAATCCCAAAAATATTTGTTATATGCTGCATTGTAACACATATCGATATCCCAATCAGGTTCATGACTATATGGGACAAATCCTGTACTTCCCATTTCAGGAGTAGTATCTTGCAATGATACAATACATTGTATACCTAGCAATCTAGGGTCCATATTCCACTGCTTGAATCTATGCGGAGTGTCAACATGCGGGTTGACAAGCTTAGTATCGCCATTGATTGTGATGATATCACTAGCGTACCAAACTGCGTTTTCTAATTTCTCACTGATTTTAGGAAGTAATAGATCGTTGATTGCCATTACTTCTGGCCAGTCCATGACCATCTGACTCCACCAATAGCTAATATCGGACAAGTCTTTAATGTTATCATGCTCTGCGTATGTTTTACCTGAACTAGTCGCACGTACCGGGTATAGCGTATCTAGCTTATCGTTGATACTGTCAATCAATTCACTTGAAATAATGTTCTCTAAGAACAGGTAGCCAGGACCGTCAGTTAAAGCTGAGAGTTCCACAATTTCTCCAATTCTTCCCAAAGTTCGGGGATATAGTCTTTTAAATGACGCTTTCTAAATTTATCCGACGAGGTTATAAAATGCCTACATTTTTCCAATAACACAGGATCATGTCTCTGAGGTTCTTGAAGCCAACTAATAAGTAGCTCTACTGAATCCTTAGACCCAGAGTTGATAGGGATTTCGTGTGTATTATTATAGGACTCGATTTTTTCTAATAGCTTTTGTGCTTTTTCTATTCCTGTCTGCCGATACTCGTGTGACAAAAAGTTAACAGTAAGCCAGTCTGGGTATGAAACTCTATTCAAGAAAATACCAACATGTGGATTCAAACCAAGATCATTAACTAAGTCTATCCAATATTCTAATAGATCAACCGCTTGAATGGCATTGAACATACTTACTGTGCAACTTAACCCGAACATATATCGTTCTGGGTTGTTGACCATAAGCTGCAAATAACGCTTTAGATTAGTATCAGTTTTCTCCCATTTAATGGGATATCTGATATAGTCATTTACTTTACCAAACCCATCGATAGAAACACTCATTCCAACTTCTTTAAAATTGTTCCACAACTCAATCAGACCAGTGTTTATTCCTGCTAGGTTAGTTACGTACCCAACTGCAATATCCTTACTTTTTCCATACTCTACCATTGATTGCAGAAAGTGAACATGTTCCTCTGAGATTGTAGGTTCTCCGCCGACGAAATTAATTCGTTTAACATTAGGAAACTGAGTTGCTAACTTTACTGCGGTATCATCTTCAATGCATACTCTGTTAGTTTTTGCGGTTGGTACGTCCCAAATATATGCTTCTTCTTCCTCCCAAAAATCACTCAATGCAGAATTGCAAGTCATGCATTTGCTGTTGCATTTTGTACTGAAGGTTAGGTCGAGATAAACGATATTATTTGGGTCAACTACTTCTTCTGCTGGTATAGTGTAATCGGTTAGTCCACTATTCCAGATAGTACGCATAGAATTGACGCCGGTTGTTTCGGCTAATCTACAATTCTCACACGCCTTGGGCCATTCGCCCTCTAACAAAGACTTACGAACTTCTCTTAGGTTAGGAGCATTGATTCTATCTTTAGGTTCTAGATCAAAAATTTCTGGTTTAGTTTGCTTATATCTTTCCCAACCATCGGTTCGAATACTACAGCACGGGATATATTCACCATATGAATTGATCGAAGCTGAGCCAAACGCCAATGAACAGAAAATAGGTTTTTTATCACTCATATCTTAGATTTTCTTATACTTTATGTTAGGAGCAACATCAGCAAACTCTTGACCATTAAGCTTTATAGCTAGTGTTGTTCTTTCTCTTGGACCGTTCTGACAATAATGAGGTATTCTTGGGTTTAACAATGCATTGGTATAATTATATTCCACACCATCTATAACAAGTGGAGTAGGTTCATCAAGATCATCTAATACAAAGTTAATAGAGCATACCCAGTCAGTGTGTAATGGCAAGATGTCGTTTGGTTCTAGCCAATAAAAGATAGGCTGATAAACTTCAATTCCGAAATCTTGCATGATCTTGTCAATATAAGGTTCAGAAACAGTCAAGTTCTCTTTAAGCTGTGGTCGAAGTTTGCCGCGAGTAAAAACCGTTACGGCTTTTTCTTTGGCTCTAGCTGCACAGGCAAACAACTCTTGTTTATCAACCGGGTAATCTAGCATTATGATGGGAGGTAAATCGTTCATTCGCATAACTTCCAATGTACATATGTCTTTTCATCTAAGACAATAAATCCTGATACCTTGAACCATGGACCAAGATATCGCGGTTCTTTATAGTGTTTTCTGCACCATTCTTCAAGTTCCCCAGGACCATATCTTTCAGGTTTGACGGGAATGCGAATAAACATTCTGTCTTCAAACACCCCGTCTACCGGCACCTTCTTCTTAATCTTTTGTGTCATGGGCACTGCATCAACTACCTCATATTCTAATGGAGCTAACCCCATCTTAGCTTGAACCATAAATAGTCTCTTTCATATCTAAACTTGTACTTCAAATAATTACCTGCATACATCCATCTACAATGTTTAAGATAACCATGTATGTTTTCTTCTAACCAATTAAGTGTTTCTGTGTATCGTATAACTGTTTCGTGCGGATCTTCAATGTGAATAACGACTTCATACCAGCCTGGGTTAGTGCCTTGCCAGCCTCGTACTCTATCGTAACGGTTCATCGATTGGGTGATTTGGGAGGACATGACTTTTCTTGACTAAAAGTGATTTTTTAGTCTTGGGATAATGCTTAGATATGATCTTGGTAGCAGCCGGAACTAATGCTATTGCTGCAATCGTACATACTTCACACATAAGTCTATTTATCCTATTATTCCCACACCAATTTAAACCAGATGTAATCACTTTCTTCCTTGAAGGCAAAGAACATGATATCACCTCCGCCAATACTGTTCAACTCGTAGTTTCCCGGACCATCCCAGAATCCGCGGTGCCAATCATTACGCCACTTACCTTTGCAATTCTTTTCGCACCATTCCATCATCTGTTCGCATTGATCATGGTAAGGGTGAACACCGTGAAAGCCGTAGTCACGCAAGCCTTCTGGATCTAATGGGAAGATATATGGGTATCCAAAGTAAAAGGTATGGGCCCATCTTGCTCTAGGACCAATGTCACTATCATACTTGCGCTCATACTCACGCCAAGTCTTGCAGCCATAGTTTTCCAAGAAGCGTTTTTCTTTGTAACCCTTCCATCGCTCTTTTAGTTGTTGTATCGTATTCATGACCATCTTAATAAAAACCAAGTAAGGGCTTCCTCTGTTTCAAACGTAACGATATCGCTATATCCATGTCTATCATAATCTACTCTTGCGCCCCACTTTTTAAGTTCTTTGGGTATATCCTTAACATCATGAGGCAAACTAAGTAAAAAGTTCATCCACCATTCCTGGGTCTGTCCGGACGAGTCATTTATGCAGAGGTTATGCATCAATCCCACCTTAATAAAAACGCTAGTCTATCTTCCTCACTCTTAAACTCTAATATCATTCCAGTAAGCTTCCAACCCGGAACACATTTGTCAGCCCATGCTTCAATTTCTTCGCCATGTTCAACGTAGTACTTCCAATCCACAACAATGACATATGGTTTCATTTGTTCTGGAAGACAACGAAATCTCATTGCCAATATAACCTAAACCACATTGCATCTTTTTCTTCTAGGAAATAAAAATCATATATGGTATCAATAGTATATGAAACATCTGTTACATCAGTGATAGAGCGGTGAGTAAATGAGGGGCAGTTTTCAAGTGCCCAATGTTCCCTATCATCACAATTGTCAATATCACTAAACCTTACTAGATAGTTCATCGGTACCTCAATAAGAACAGCAAATACTTGTGTTCATCTATAACTTCAAATGCTTTGTCCTGCCAATCAATCAACCGTAAACCATACTCTGGTTCTGATATTTGGTTACAGTATTCATTTGAAATACCAATCTGTCTATAGTCATAGGACTTATCGATCAACTGATCGGTCCATGTATCAAACAGTTTAGCATCCATATGAAAATACTTGTTCATAGATATCCTAAGATAAATGCAGTTGCCTCAGCTGGCTCGTCAAAGATGAAATCATAGTCCCAACGCTGCTTATAATGAAGCATGTCTTGCCAGGTGTAGCCCACACCATGATTAACTTTAATGTGATAACTCATATTACGTTTACGGCACCAGTTAAATGAGTCAGTAGTATTGATTACGCCCTGCACCCTAACGCAATACTTTGGACCGCGACGAACAACCTTATACTTAGTAACCTGCTGCATTCAATAGTTCCTTAGCCTGACTTACAACTTCCGGATAACGTTTGAATCTGATAGCCCACTGTTCTGGATTGATATAGTCGATGATCAGTCGTTGCTGACCCTCGTCTAAGTCTTCAAGAAACGCAATGCCACTAGTACTTTGATACAGCATCCAAGGACTGATCTTGCCATTCGTAATCAAATGACATATACGATTGCGATTACCATATCTTAGATAATCCTTGCTTTGGATGTTTTCTTCTTTAGCATAATTTATAGTAGTTTCAATACTACGTGCAATAGCATCAAGCGAGTCTTCGTCCTTCAAAAAATGTATCAAGAAGTTATTATAGTTAGTATCACTGCACCAACTGTCAATCTTGATTTGGTTTCTCAACAACCAATCAGCGTATCGGTTAACATTAATACATTTAATGTCCGTGCAGTAATGACCAAACTTTACAAATGCCAAATAATATGCACTCTTTGTAAAGTCTACATAGGTTTTAGGTTTTTTAGAAGTAGTGTTCTTTTTATAAAATTCTAGCCAAGCTTGAAAACCAATACGGTTACCGGGCAAGTCTTTGTCTTGCCACCGGCGTTTGCTCTCACAAAGATGCTTGATCATTGTGGTTTCACGCTGAAAGCTTCGGTTACAGAATTCACATGTGAATTCTGTATTAGTTACCGAGTTCTTTTTCGTATTCTTCGATGTCTTTATCTGTAATAAGCTCACTTAACAACTCTATTTCATCAAATTTTAGTTCGGGGAATTTACTTGCAATATACATCTTTTTACGATGATTGTCAACAAATGCCTCGCTTATTACGTTCAAGTCACTGTCACTAGCTTTAGGATATACCTTTTTAAAATAATCCTTAATTTCCTTAGTCTTAGGAGATTCTTTAAGCTTACTAACTCGTTCACGAATATGAGGGATCCATTGATGAAACTGCTTACCGATACCCGGACTAGCAGCACATAACATCAACCATTGAAGTTTAGGGTGCTTCATTACATATTCATTGAACATATACTTGTTAGCATGGTATTCAGTGCTTTGCAGATAGTAAGATTGAATATCCTTATTACCTTTAACTGCACTGATCCAATGAAGCATCATGAACGGCACAAACTTCTTTTGCTGTTCAGGCGTCAACCTATCATAATACGAATAGTCTTTGCGGTCAATGGCAGTAAGGGCTTCGAACAAATCGAAGTCCTGCTTATCAAACTTTTCGTCTTGTGATAGCTTTTCTTTAGCCATTCTACGCCTCGTAGCTGTTGTTGTTTGGATCCATGTCTCGGTACTTCAAGTACAATTCATAGATATAATCTACGTGATTGTCCGGAGAACCCAAATCAATAGCAGCTTGATGGTGCATAAACAATGCTGCCGTAATTACTTCACGCTCCTTTGTATCCATCATGTTCTAAGTGCCTCAATCGCAATAATATGTTCAACAGCCTTACCCAAATCATCACCGTGATTAACGATAGTAAGAGTAGGACCGTCATTCTCTTTATAGCGATCTTGCTTGTAAGATTCAATCACAAATCCACCCGAAGCAGGATAAACAGTGAAACGAACACTACTCTTTCCATTGATGCCATCATGTGCGCGGATAACATCACGGTCAACTGGTTCATTACGGGCATCTTCCCATGCTTGACGAACCCAATTATTAAACTTCTTTCTAAACCAACCCATCTTCTTTTCCTTCTTTACTTCCTTAGCACCATACTTGGATCTATTCAATGATATTTTACTACCGGGGTATGGCGGACGATTAATAGCCTTAGCATATTGTGATGCTGCAATGCTTCCTCCGTTGCTAGTTGACATTAATCTTTCTCTACAAGAATCAACTGAAACTCACTACCCTTTCCAGTAGTAGAAAGCTCACCTAGATCATCTAAATCAATATTATCGTACTTGATACCGGTAATCAGTTCCCAGCCATCACAGTCAATTGTTGTAAATATCAGCTTTGCAGGATCAAACGATTCAGCTTCAACTTCATATACTTGGAACAAACCTTTTTCAATGCTCTGACCGATAAAGTATACTTCACCGTCTTCTAGTGATTCACTAGGATAGATTTCTTCGGTCTGCTCCATGTCAGCACCAAGATCAAAGAAAGCATCAACCGTCAGTGCATCATAGATAACAGCATCGTTTTCATCCATAACAGTCACATAAGCATCGCCTAATTCTGGTCCGCAATTATGAGCTAGGCCGTCACAGTCATACCAAGATCCGGGTTCGAAAGGCTGAAATTCTTCTGGAACATTCTGCTCGTTATCCCAGTCACTGGCATATTCTTCAATGTCAATTTCGTTTTCTTCAAAGTAATCATACACCTCACGATTTACTCCACCGATAACGATTTCGCCGCCGCGACCGCTAATCTCAATTCTGTACTTCATTCTTCTTGTCCTTTTTAGACACGCTAAATTCAATGTTAGATGAAAGTGTTCTTACTACTCCCATAACATCCGATTGCTTATTAATCTTTTGAAACTTCTTTACTTTGGTTTCAGTAATCATCGTCCAGTCCTTTCGTTTAGCTTGTCGAGAAAAAATTGATAAAAGATTTGACTTCCAGAAGTCAGTAGTAAAAGTGTCACTACGATTAGCGTAATAGCAATAATGATTGGGGACAGTACCCAAATCATAATAACTAACAATGCTGCAAGAAATTTGTTAAGCATTAAAACACCTGACTATAATCTACGATTTCACAGTTCCTGCTAATCTCTTTTACGAAATAGATGCAACGTGGATTTTCTTTTTCTTCGATAGGGACACATAAAAACTGACCATTTCTAAGTCTAGGTGCATACCAAGTAACGTCAGGGTAGATATCTACTATCTCAATTGGCAAAAACGACGGGGAAAATGATGTTAGTGGATTAAATTGAAACGCATTGAATCCTCTATCATTTAAGCTTGATAGCGGCAACGTTTCCAAGTCGCCATGTTCTTGTTCACCTATCAATACTTGCCAGTCAATAGGCATCTTAATTACACGATCTGCAATTCTTAATACTAGAGCCGGACTATTGAACGATTCTAAAAAGATCAACGGGATAAAATGATAATCTACATTTGCGGGTGTAGAATTATCTAGGATGGCAAATCGAAGATCATCTATTTCTTCTGGCATAACCTCTAGGTTATAACAATCATTATCTAATGTGAGTATTCTCATAATATAACTTTACTACTAATGACTATAAAAGTCAAGAAATTAGTAATCCAATTTCTCCAAAGTGAAAGGATAGTTCGCTTCCTTGTAATAAGCTTTGCGCTGTGTCAAGTGTCGCTTAGCAAACTTACAGGTACTAGTGATGTCCCAAATCTGCACGAAGTCTTTATCTTCTGCTTTACGAATCCCGCGCCCTATTGACTGAATAACGCGGACAAACGATTTGCCAGGCTCAATAAGAACCAGATTAAAGATACGTGGAATGTTAATACCGACAGCAGCAACGCCGTACGTAGCGACAATAATCTTATCATCACTTGTTGCAACTTCGTCATATTCTTCCTTTCGTTCTGTCAAGCTAGTTCCGCCGTTAACGAATACTGCGTTGGAACCTAATCGGTTTACGATTTCTTTACCTGCATTAACTCTGTCTACAAGAACAAGAGTGTTGCCGGTCTCATTGACCTTTTCAATCAGGGCCGCGATAGTATCTAATCGTTTACCGTCTTCAAGCAAATGCTTAAGTTCTGATTGGTAGTTAGTAAACTCTTTGTTATCTTTAAGCTGTACAATGTTAACGTGACACTGTGCAAGCACGCCTCGCTCTTGTAGTTCACTTGCAGAGAGTTTGCCAATAACGGGTCCAAGTGATACAAGCAATGACACTTGGTCCATCTTGTCTTTGGGAATGGTTCCGGTTAGTCCCCAGCGAATAGGAATGTTTGCGAAGACACCAGTTAACATAGTCTTAAGAACATCAGCCTTAGCCATGTGAACTTCGTCAACGATAACACATGCGATATCTTCGAAGAAGAATTCATCCAAGTTCTCTTCGCCGGCGTCTGCTTTATTCTTAAATAGATTGTTCAAGCTTTGCCAAGTGCAGATAGTGTGCGTCTTGCCATAGTCTTTACGATCACCGAAGTAAACCCCTACGTCGAGTCCTAAATTGATATAGTCTGCTTCTGTCTGTACGACTAGACTCTTGTTAGGAACGATCACTAGAGAGCGTCCTAGATGCTCTACGGACTTCGATAGAGCAGCAGTCATCAATGTCTTGCCCGCGCCCGTAGCGACTTCCTGCAAGCACTGAGGGTTCTCTAAGAAGTTATTGACAATCTCAACCTGATAGTCACGAAGCATGACGGGCTGACCAGCCATTGGATGATTCTCTGGCCAAAGTGTGTCACTGAAACTATCTTCTACAATGCGTTCAAACTTAAGTTCACCATGCGATACACGCTGATCAACAAGTTCAATGTCATAGCCCTTATCATAGATAAAGGGAATAATGTTATCTAGAAGATTTAGATAAGTGCTTCCGCCTAAGCTGAAATAACTTATCTTGCCGTTCCAACGCCCAAGTCGAACAGCCGGGAGATATCTCGCCCCCGGCTTTTCAAACTCAAACATCTTCATCAATGCACGCCGATCGCCTACCTCTAGGCCCTCGATTTTTACATTGACTTCATCTTTGATTATGATTTTTACGTCTGTCATTTAACCTCAATTGGTCGTGAATCTTTGATCACGATAGTTTTGCTCAATTTACCTGTAAAAGCATTTCGTACATCTATAGAACTAGTATGCTGAATGAGCATAGAGACACCTTCCGGAAGTCTTCCGAAACTCATTGGTCCTAATGCCTTCATCCCATATTTTTCAATCATGGGACCTACGGTATCATTGCCTAAAATGTTCCTAAGTCCCCTACCAATAATAACATTTTCGCAGCCTAGGCTCTTCATCCAAGAAATAGTTCTTTCTAGATCCATGATATCTGTTTCATATACTTGTTTAGCAGCAAATGTCAGCTTTTCGTTATTTTCATATAGAGCTGGATCAATTGAAATCTGCATCTGTGAGAGATTGAACAGAGTTTTGGGATCCAAATCTATCTTCATGTTATTAACAATCTCACCCAAAGGAGAGTTAGAAGCAATTACAAACAGCCTGCCATTGACATTAGTAAGTGTAGGGTTCCACACATAATTCTTAAGCTTATCAAGCTCGTTGATTACGTCGGCTAATTCATCACAATATCGAACTGTATTAAAGAAGCTAGGCAATACTGTGTACGCTATCTTTAATGCATTAGTAGAAAATGGCGCGGTGTAGTGCTTAAATTCTTTACTCCATTCGAATGGATTATTATGGACTTGTCGAAACTGATTAATGAATGACTTATTGAAGGGTACCTTGATAGTCAACATGTTATCAAGCAAGGATACGATTCCACCTGTATATTCAGGTGTACTTTCGACTACTAGAGTCTTCCAGGGCAGAGCCTTAAGTTCTTCTTTGATAAAGCCATTTTTAGTAAGTTGCTTTTTATACTTACTGATAAGTTTATCAAACAATTCTGCTTGATTACTAGTTACCCTATTCTGATTTTGGATCATGGTTTGCAGGTTAGCCATGAACTTGTAGTCATACTGGCTCAAGCTGATCTTTCCCTGCAGGAAGAAGTATAGCAATTGTTCTTTGTTCTTCATATCCATACTATAACACCGTAAGTTACTATTTACAAGCATTCTGGCAAAAAAGCAGGGACCGAAGTCCCCGCAAGTTTGTTGAAAGGCTGTTCTTGTTATAAACTAATTCTTACTCCAAAATACCATAGATCAACTCTAGCAAACCAACGACCGTCACGCTTCCCAAATCCAATGCGAAGCATGCGGTTGTTAGTGTCAAGTGGGATCCTCGTCAACTTCATGCGCGGGTCATGCAAGTGCTTTCAGCAAGCACCTGCCACTTGTTCGGGCTGATCTTACGAAGGTCAGCAATCTTGAGAGCCATACGGATCGAAAGTTCACGGAGACGCTTCACGTTCTTTTCCATGAAGTCGAGGATTTCTTCGCCCTCGTTGTTGATGAAACCATAATCCTTGAACAGACCACCATCAGCATCACGGTTGACCTGACGAATGCGAAGCAGCTTGTCACGCTCGGTGTCAATCGTGAGGTCGATGAAGTGACAACGAGATTCCAGAGCCTCGAGGTGAT